TATCTATTTATAATAGGTAGACACATATTTCTCCGATGCAGTAATATACAATCCAGATTTAAGCTTGTACATACTGCCACCGCCGACCTTAATCGGTCCGTTTGCAATGGTGAACACCTCATTCTTCCGGACTCGTCCGGCTACCGCTGATTTATCCCAGCTCGGTGACTTTCTCACAGCAAGGTCGTCCACCAGAACCTTCACATACTGTTTTTTCTCTGGAAGTTGTACCGGTGCAACTGGCTTAGGCTGTGCCTGCACATAATCTGCCAGGGCATAGGCGATTGCTGCACAGATCTGTTCAAACTTCTGCTGATATGCGGATGCATCCGGATCGTTGACAAAGCATACCTCAATCAACATAGACTTCGCTTTGGTCTTGCGGATTACATATAAACCGCTACCCTCTTTTACTCCGCGATTCGTAAATCCGAGTGCTGCGATATGCTCACAGACTTCTACCGCATCCGGGTACTGTCTACCTTTATAAGTGTACACTTCCACACCGTGTCCGGCTTTCTTTGCGTCGTTGTTGAAGTGGATGCTGATAAACCAGTCAAGATCTGCTCTGTTTGCCATCTGTACTGCCTGCTGCAAGTAAGCACTCTGGCTTGGTGCCTGGTCTACTGTACAAGGTACGACCTCAACACCGGACGCTTTAAACATTTCTGTCAGTCTGTTACAAACTCTTCTTGTCTCAATACTCTCTACAATTACACCGGAAGTACCAGATCCGGCACCGGACAGCGTGTGCCCTGCGTTTAATCCAATTCTCATATCTTTTTCTCCGTTTCTTTTTATTCTGCTACAATCCAATCCTCTGCAAGGCAATCATTGATGCTTGGAACCCACATAGAATGAGATCCGTCCATGCAACGAATCTGGAAGTATGGATTGCATACAAACAAATCGCCCTCATTGATTCCCCATGCTTCGGCAGTCTGCTTATTGCATGGAATCCCATGTGGATAGCCTTTCTGATAGACAACAAACATCCCTTTGCCATTCCAACCCTTACGGGCAACTTTCTGTCCGGCCTTCAGTCTGCGGATTGCTTCGCCAAATGTGAATGTCTGGATATCCAAATCCTTTACATCAGTACCACCGACGATTTTCCAATCGTCTCTAAGGATGAAAGTGAGTGTGTAATCAACGTTCTCTGTCTCACGAATATCAAAGACTCTGCCATCTTTACAGTGTATCTTAATGGAATCATCTTCCCATCTCCAATAGCCAGACCATTCCGGACATTTAATCATAGCTCCCTGTTTGAGTGCTTCATATGCTTTCTTAAAATCCATATTCTATTCCTCACTTTCAATTCTATCGATTCCGTACTGTACAGCACATTCATGCTCGATCTTGCAACCTCTGAATTGATTCCAACCAGGTGCAAAATAAGCAACATCCGCGGATGACAAGAGTTCCAATGACTTTCCAAGGAACCACAGCGGCTTTGCATCTGCAGGTGCTGCCTGAAAGAAGGAATCAATGATTTCCACTTCTTCTCCCACCAATTCCTTTGCTGCTTCAATTGCCCTCTCGCGCTCTGCAAGAATCTGTTCGTCTGTCTTGCCTTTCATGGGCTGGCTGATAAATAACTTTTTCATATCTTACTTTTCCTCCTTTGACTCAATGTACTGTTTGAATAACTGATGCAGTCCTGTGCTCGCCAGACCGCTGAATAAACCGCTTAACAAAGAAGATGCTGTGATTGTCCATCCATTGATCCAGATTGCCAGAATCACACCAAGGACAGCGCAGATCGTTGGAATGTACTTATTGTCTACGTCTTTAATCCACTTCTTCACCACATAACCTACACACAGGCAGATTCCCACGATCACCGGGATCATGAAATCTGCAAGAAAACTTAAATCTCCCATTTTTTACCTCTCTTTCTGCTTCAGATGAAGCTCTTCAATCTCGTTTTTCATCTTTGTGACCATTCCATTTCCGCCCAACGCATGATAGGCATCATACATTTCCAGAAAATTCTGATAAGCATATGACGGGATTTCACCAAGCTTCATGTACTTGTCATGATACTCAATCAACTGCACACGGAGCAGAAGCATCGTTCCACGGCTGTTTGCATCCCGGTCGTTTTTCTGTTTTTTCAGAAGCCAGACAATGTAACCCATAAGCGCGGTCAATACGATTGGCAAGGCAATTTCATAAGTCTGTTTTAACATTTCCAACGGGCATTACTCCTCCTTCCTATTTATATGTTTTATTATAAGTTCTGCCACAGGTGTTTTTGTGCCAACTTGGCAGAATAGAAATGCCGGGCAGCTGATCATGATCTGACCAACAATCCGGCACTTTGGCACTTCCGTATTCAGTTTTTCTTTCTTCTGCTTACTACCCTAAACCAGAGTATGCCACTTTTATATCATAAGGATGGACATTGTGATTTTAAAATGGGATACAGCGTAGGTGTTATAACTTTATCTAACTCTGATGCCATATATTCCATTTCCCTTCCAACGCCTCCTACTGGTTATAATTATGATAGTTATAAAACGACAATTACATGCGTTGCTTCAACAAATGGACTTGCGTATACGTTTTATAATATTTCCGTAAGTAATAACACTTGCAAATTTAAGGTCAAGTGTCTTTCTGGTGACAGATATGACGGAGGTCTATATCTTGGGGTTCATGCAATGATGACACCTGTTTAATCATCATTTCTTATAAAACAATGCTACACACTGTGGTTTCACAGTCCGTTGACTGGCAGACGCATTGTACAGCGTAAATGTAGCTTCAGCTTTTGTCATACTTACAATTGTCCCCTGTGTAATAAGCCCAGCCCATCCAGTAGACTTTACATATGCAAAAAACGGGGCGGATCTGCATCCGTCCGGTATGGGAAATGTCACTGTAAAATCTGCTGTCTTTCCAGCATCAATCGTCACTAAGTTGCTGGCTGATATCATAGAACCGCTAATATCTGATAATTTACTCTGGTTTAAGGCACTGATGGCACCCGTGCAAGTGCCATCTCCAATCTTCGAAATATCCGTCTTTCCAATGATTCTACTGATAAAATGTTTCAATCCTTCTAGATCAAGAAATTTTTTCGCCATACGTTATCCCTCCTCTTATGCAAATGCCGCATCGATTTCAGTGGTTGTGATTGCGACCATATCAGATGTCTTCATGTATCCACTCAGGTCAAGTTCCCTTGTTCCAAGTTTTTCGAACTTCCCGTTCACCCAGATGTATTCATCATATACGTTCTGCCCGCTTCCGCTGTTTGCCATCAGATAGAATGTACCTTTTGTTCCAGTTTCCGGTAATTTGTCCACGATCTGGAAATCAATCCCTGTAATACCGCTCATGGCTGCTGTGATTGCTGCGGTAACGAAAGCTGTGGAAGCTGCCTGTGTGGTATTGGTTCCGGCTTCTGCTGTCGGAACTTTTGGGATTCCGGTAAAGATCGGGCTTGCAAGTGGTGCTTTTTTTAGCAATTCCGCCTGCACCACCTTATTCTGTACCGGGTTTGTGGAAGTAGAGCTTAATGCAGGATCTACAATAACTTTTGTTGCCCCTGCTGCAATTCCATCGAGTTTCTTTTTATCAGCCGCTGTCATAAGACCATGCGCACTCTGTGATGCATCAGAATATGTCGTATCCTTCGGCGTTGCCCAGGTGCCATCACCCTGTAAGAATTTTCCCTGTGCTCCGGCTGCCGGTGCTGGTACAAGTCCGGCTGTTCCAGCCGCAGACGTTGATGCGCCCTTCATTGCAGAGTAAGTAGCGTTCGGAGGTGTCACCCATGTTCCATCTTCCCGTAAGTATTTTGAAGTGCCGGCTGTCTTTGGCGGTGCCGTTACTAATCCAGCTTTCGCACCTGGTCCAGACTTCACAAACTCACTATACGTGGTATTATTATCCGTCAGATCAATCTCCACGTTTCCTGCCTGATTCATGGAAAATGATCCCTTTGTTGCTCCGGCCTGTTTGATGGTAACAGTTCCGTTTCCAACAGTCGGAATTGTTGGTTTATCGGAAAGATCGTTATAAGAACCACTCGCTGCCACCGTTGCAAGCTTTCCCTTAATATATTCCAGTAACGCTTTCAACGGTCTACGATAAGAGGTTGTTCCTCCGCCCGCAGCCTGTGACACATAATAATCCTCATCGGATGGTGTATCAGTCGAGACTTCAAGAGTATTCACCATAGCACTTAAGTCATGTACATGATCCGACTTAGCTTTCTTATCCAACTCAGCTTTTACTACTTTATTCTGTACTGGATTGGTAGACGTGGAAGACATTGCCGAATCTACCGTTGTCTTATTTGCCCCGGCAGCAATGCCTGAAAGCTTTGTCTTCTCATCTGTGGTGTAGTCATTCGTGGAAAGCCCTTTTCCATCTACCTTGTCCACCTTTCCGCCCAAAAGCGTCTTCACTTTTCCAATTAAATAGGTTGCACCTGCTAAATTCAAATATTTATCTGCCATATTTTTTCTCCTTCCGGTCTACAGGCCATTAAAAATTTTATCAAGCTCTTCCAGTGTGATTGCGTCAGCGCTGTTCACTGCCCCAAGTTCCTCCGCTGTGTAATGCGGCTTTTCCGGGTTCTTCGCCCAATCTGGCACTGTCGGATCACGTTCTGAAACATCCCCAACGATAGGCTCGCCATTCAACCTTGGGAGATTTTTCAGTTTTTCGTAATCATCCGTGCCAATCCGGCATGCTCCATCCACTTCCATAGAAACGGCATTATCATTTTTTACTTCCACTTCAATATTCATTTAGATAACACCTTCTTTCAAAACTGCATCTACCGGGATCTGTCTGATATTACTTGCAACTGCAACACCTCCTTCATTTACTGCACGGATCTGCACTTCTACTGTTCTTTTACTGCTGTCAAATGACAAAGTGTCTTCCTGTGTCAGAAATACGGCAATTTTGTTTCCCACCACTTCAAGGTCTTCTCCCGTTTTATCAATTGTCGTAGTTCCCTGCCGGAATGTAACATATATGGTGCCAAACTCTGACAGGTCACACCCGTGAACTGTTATCTCTACGGTTGGTGTAGTCCCTCTTCTCATGTTGTTGTACCTCCTGATAATGCCTCATCAATTTCAACATCCGATATGCTTGAAATTTCTGAAACTGTCTCTTTCAAGGAAACCAATTCCCGGACAGCTTTTCCTATCTTTCCAAGAATTATCTTAAAATCTTCACCGGATACAACTAGCGTCAGCTCTTCCGGCTCAGTAAAAGAAGTATCTGCTGTCCCGGATGGTCCTGCTGGTCCTACCAGTTCCCCTGCGTCAAGCTTCTTTTGAATCTCATTGACCAAGCTTTGGGCATCTTTTTTTGCCTGTTCTGAAGCGCCAGCAGAATTTTTTGCATCTGCCGCACTTTTGGCAGCTTCTTTACTTCCAGCCTGCGCCTTTGACGCTTCTGACTTTATGTCCGCCAGATAGTCCGGACGCAAATGCTTTTCCTGTATGCTTCCTTCTACCACGATCGCCGAAACTTTGCCATCCGCATCAATGGAAAATGCAACGGTATCCGAATCAAGGAATTCATACTGCGTAATAAATGCTGACAGATTTATATACTGCTTTGTGCCATCAATCAATGTAAGAATGATATTTTGAGTGGCTTTGTCAAAACTAAAATTAACCGATATCTTCTCCATCTTCGTGTCGATTGTCAGCTTTGATCCGTTCTTTTTTATTACCGTGATGATTCCGGTCGATTCCTCAAATTTCACATCAGACACAAGCGTTGCAATCTCTGTTTTCCCTGCTTTTTCTGTGTCCTGCTTAATGATCCGGTTATCCAGTACATCAAGCGCATTATCCATCTTATTCAGATTGCTTTCATTTATGGGAGATTTCTCGCTCGGGTAATTCTCCCAATTGATTTTCTGATACGCTTTTTCCATCCGGTCAGCTCCTTATTCTTCATCTACAATTTTCTGGGCATAATCCATGAGTGCATTAATATGTGACAATGCCGTTTCATCAAGCACTACACGGTTTGCATGTTTGTTGTTCTCAATGATCTTACCGTTATCATCCACAACGGCATATGTCACGGCCAACCGCTGCATTCCATTTGCATTTACAGTTGCAATACTGCTCACAATATTTTTCATATCCTGATTACCTCCTCAATCTCATTTACTGCCTGTTCCAGGCCATTATCCTGTACCAGCGTTTCTATATACGTGGAAACTTCTACCAACAAGTCTTCTTCCTCTTCTGGTTCTTCATGTGTTTCCAGTCGTGTGTATTCATATTCCCGCTGTTTTGCTTTTACCTCCCAGGCAAATTCTGTATTCGGCTCTCCCTTTACAAGGAAATATTCCGCTGCCCGCTCTGGCACATACAATGCCGCATGGCTGTATGGTGTGAGAAAAACGTGATACATGCATTTCCACGTATTTACTGTTTCTGTAAAGATATCGTCTAAAAACACCACGCAAATTCCATTTTCATCTGTCCTGCCGCTTCCGATATCACCGAAAATCGGAGATGGCATCTCATAACAGTATAGTTTTTTCTGTCCGTAATCTTCTGTATCTACAATTCTTGACTTTGTTCCGGATGTTCCAATACCTCCGTCTCCTGCATATAGGAAATTTCCGCTTACGGTATATTTTGCTTTGATACTTCCTTCATTACTGACAATATTTCCATCTGCAATTACATTGCTGTTTGTTGAAACACCACCATTACCAACGGAAATATATTTGGTTTTCAACGTTCCATCTCTCTGTAGGAGAAGTCCACTAGTTGCCCATCCATCCGCATCCTGTGCATAGTTGGATGATATTTCCGCAGCTGTAAAGGTTCCATTACTTGACGTGATATCTCCATTGGAATTAATCGTCAGATTCGAAGATTCCAATGAAAACCTATTTGCTTTTATAGAAACGCTCCCTGCTTCTTGTGAAATTTCAGAAGATACATCCCCTTTGCTCACCTTTGATGTCACAGCTTCCGCTGTCTGGATAATCTTGGAAGACATTTCTTCCTCGGATCCTTTGGCACGTTTTACTTCCGTTTCTATACTGTCTGCAGTAAGCTTTATTGCTGCGGCAAGCTCTACCTCCTGCCCCTGCGCACGTTTTACCTCTGCCTGTATTGCTTCTGATGTCTGGGTAATTTCGCTTTCAAGCCCTTCCTGAACATCCTCGATCCTGGACTTTGTCTCCTCGATAGATCGTTCCAGAACATTTGTTTTGCCTTTCAGCTGTAAAATGCTCCTCTGTGTGCCATTCACATTTTGTGTCCGGTATTCCTCGCCATCCGCTTCATACGTATCTTTTAAAGCCTGAATGCCTTTCAATGTACGTTTTAAGATATAACTCTCAATAATCTCTCTGCGCGTCAGAAACCGGACTGCATCTCCGACTTCCAGGCATGGATTTCCAAGACACTCTGCCGAAAACGGTCTGTAGATCATTCCGGATATTTTTTCATAAATACGGTTAGCAATCGTCCGCAGTTCTTCTGATCCCTTTCCATAAACCAGAAAGTTTCCCTCAATCACATATCCATTGCTGCCATCTCCTACAATTACTCCAATATCATTCTCTTTTTCCCTGATCTGAAGCTTTTCAATTTTTCTGACCAGATAATCCTCATATTGAATACTTTTATATATTCCATTTCCAATCCGAATCGTTTTCTGGTCTCCCGGGAAAATGTCATCTGCCGGATAAAGATCATCCCGTGGATAAAGAGCATTGATATTCTGTTCCAGATATTTATAATGAAATTTTCCATCCCGTCCAATATGTCCAAAGCAGCCATTGATTTCCAAAATACAAGAAAGGATCTCCCTGCCGCTCATCGTTTCTCCAACAGTATTTTCACTGTTCCCTGTAATCTCTATGGTCTTTTCAATCACCATATCATCGTTTACCAGATCTGCTTCCGCCTGCTCAATTCCAAAGTGCTCAAAAAAAAGAGTTCGGAATTCTTTCATGGTAACCTTCGTGTCATTCTTCGGAAAAATCTGGTTATACCAGTCTGCCATATCTGCATTTATCACATCATAAAGCGGATCATATGCCACTACCTCCCGGCAGATTCGATCTGCTGTCGGAACATCGGAATAAACTTTATATCTTCCAAGCATATACGGTTTTTCAGTATGACCGTTTATCACAGTCTTTACCGTCATCCATTTTCCCTTCATTGGAAGAAATACATTTGACACCTTGAACTTTATGGAACCGGCTTCCACACATCCAAGTGTGATCTCACTCTCCGAACAGACACTCTCTGTC